TTGGAAATATAATCGGAAGAAAGTAGTGTATCACAGGCATGAAAAATAAAAGGGCATTGCAAATATTCTTCACACAAAGAAATGGAGTAGAGTAGACTACTACCCTGTCCCATATAATTATCAACTTCTACAAATTGAATTTTTCTTTCTGGATGAGATAGTGTCAAATACTGTTGTACATGAGATCCATAGTGACCTAAAGTAACAACAAATTCAACATCATCTGGATAAGATTCAATGATATGAGAAATAATTGGTTTATCCCCCACACGGACAAGACTCTTATTCGTAAACTTAGTTAAATTTCCAAGTCTCGATCCCAATCCACTAGTTGTTAGTAGAACTTTATACTCGGCCATACTTATCTTCCACTCTCACAATATCTTCTTCTTCAAATCTAAATACGTGTACTCCGTTGTTTCTACTTTCTTCGTCGTCAAATACATTCATCATTGGTACAAATCCACTTTTACCATTGATATCACTTTGATCTGGGTCTCCACAAATGAATAATTTACTAAATTCCCCTACACGTGTGATTAAAGTAGTAAGTTCTTTTTTAGTCATGTTTTGAGCTTCGTCGGCCACATTACATTTAGCGTTCCAACTCAATCCACGTAGAAAGTTTATTGGAAAACCATGAATGCGTTCTTCTTTCTTCAACTTATCGATGTCATGTTTTGGTAATAACTCTTCCAATTTATCAATAAGTGGTTGAATATATGGACTCATTTTTTCATCCATTTCACCAGGCAAAAATCCCAATTTGCTATCACTGCTTTCAACTATACTTCTAACGTATACGATTTCACTTACTCTTTTTTGATTCAATAAATTCAAACCCGCTAAAACAGATGTATAAGTTTTTGATGTACCGGCTGGACCAGCAATAAAGACACACTTTGTATTTTTATTTTGTAATAATTCTAATAGTTCTATTTGTTTTGGAGTTAATTCACGTTTATCAATCTTGATATCATCTCTGATCTTTGCGTTTTGATGAACTTTTGGGCTTGTGTCTTTCTTGTTGTTTTTGCTCATGTTGTTCTATTTGTTGTTTTAATTTGACTAAACGGTCGCAATATTCATATTGTTCCGTTTCGACATAGTAATCAAAGATGTTGTCGATGTTATCTTTGAAGTTTGACCAATCCAATATAACAATAAAATCTGAATTTTCGAAAGTAAACACTTCAATAGACGGATAATCATTATCCAGTGCGTGTTGCACAGATAAAACAATTTGCTGCATTAATTTGACTTTGTTTTTCTGAATAAATGAATCCATTTCACTATAATCAGAAGGTAAAGTCATCACACTAAATGATTTGTCCATTCAGTCAATAAATAGAAAACAAAAAACAAAAAAGACGTTACCGTTAAGTAACGTCTCTGAAATACCAATAATTATAAGCTTATTTCTTTACTTTTTTATTTTTAACTTTAGTTTCTTTAGTGTTATCTGACTTAGATTCAGCTTCAACAACATTCTTAAGTCTTTCTAAAGTTCTGTATCCAGTATTCTTCCAAGATTTTTGAGTTCTTGGACTTGCAAACTCAAATGTCTGACCAGTTTTCAATAATGATACAACTTCTTGTTCACTAGTAGCATTTGCAATTTTTTCTCTGAGTCCGAATGTATTTTTAGACATTATTTACCTTTCGATTCAACGATTTCTAGTTTACTTCCATCTGGCCATCGTGAAATGATAGTTTTCCAGTGGTCATATTCTACTTTAGCTTCTTCTCTATTTGAGTATTCTAGATCGGATACTCTCAACCCGTTGCGAATAACAACGTACTTACTTTGACTGTCACTTGATATATTATTTTTTACTGACATACTATATTAGCTTTTACATGTTTAACTATTGGTATATAATTAGAGATATAAGATTACCAGTCTCATATTGTAACAAGTATATATACATCCAATCAGATTGTCAACATTTTTTTTAAACAATAATTCGTTATTAATATACCAACCTAAATATATTTATTTGATATGAACGTATATTTAGATCAAAAAGAAACACTAATTAAGGAAGTTTTAAT